TATTCTTTATCACCAATTACTTTAATAAAGTCTGGCTCATAATGATGTTCAACTATGTAGTTGACTTTATCACCATGATGTTTCCAGTTTTTTAAAACCGTTTGATGAAGCTTATATTCCCAGTTAGAATCATAACCGGAAGGAACATCTTTTTCAACAGGTCTTATCTTTCTAGGCTTACGATACCCTCGCATACTCCATCACATCCCTAAGCTTAATATCATCTATAGCTTTATTAAATTTATATTTCATGTAGACTCCTTTGTAATTTCTACCACATTGGGTACTCGTTCTACCTTTGTTAAGTAAACAGGACCTCTTGCATATTCAAATACCCGCAATCCCTTTCCATCATTCGCATCTTTGTGACACTCAAACTTGTGATTGCAGTATGTACACTCTCTAGGTAATTTGAAATTTCCAGAAGCTCCGTCTGCGATAGGCTCGTAACAAAACTCAGGAGGAGTAGTGCGTTTAATTGCAGACTTAACCTTTTTAATTTTAGTCTCTATATTGGGTTTGTCAAGGTCTTCAGGAAGAAACAGGCATAATTCTCCAGTTTCTTTGTTGATAACAAGAAAACCACCAGAGTCTAAACCTTCAGCAGCTTCGTATCCAGCAAGTTGAGACATGTAACCAAAGCTATCTTGCTCAGCTAATGTTCCATTTCTAAATTTTTGAAAGCCAAATCCAGAGGCGGATTTAATATCTACTACTTGACCATCAATCTTACAGTCCATGTGTCCAGTAATACCACCAACAGTGATTTCTTTTTGCTCGTCTGTGACTTTATGTCCGGCTATTTCTACTAGAAAAAGCACTAAACGTTCTAAGATATGACCATAAAGAAATTTAATCATGGTCGGTGCAGGAAGACCGCTAGGTGTACGTTCTGAGTTCATATCAAACCATAGCTGTCTTGTTGGTCTACCAATGTTAGACATTCGTAGTGTAGGTCTTTGAGCTTCTCTTGGAGTAGCCCAATCTCTTAAGGCATGTTCCATAAACTTACCAAAAGATTTAAATTGTTTTTCTGTTATGTTAAGTTCTTCACCGTTACCTAGTTTGCCAACTACGTGGTAAATATCATCAACAACTGTTTCAAGTTTCTTCTTTGCCATTTTCTAGCTCCTCAAATTGTTTAAGAACATCAGCAGAAAACAGCTTGGATAATGCGACTAAATACATCTTACTAGCATTGTGGTCACCGCCACTTACTGTTTTAAATGTATCTAGTTTTTCTACAATCTTCTTAAGATTATCTGTTGGGAAAACCAACGTACAATATATTTTACCGTTGACACATAAATTGTGAAACCAATAGTCTGCTTCTGTAGCTTTAATGCCAGAAGGTTTTCCATAGCTTTCATATTCAACAGCAATGTTACCGGTATTCATCCACATACCTCTTTCTGATTTAACTTCAATCTTGCAATTAGCAAACATTTCAGCAATTTCGTCTTCTTTAATTTGACCATACTGTAAATCTAGGTCAAACTTTTTTCTATCTTTCTTGGTAGGTTTCATCTTTCCTCCATTCCAATAAACAACTTAAACAAATAAATTCTGTAGTGGATTTGTCGGGAGAGTAGTAAGTTGTTTCCATACCATAAATCTGGTAATCCGTAACTACAGTTTTCCATCCCATGACTTCGTCTATATCAACATAAGTTGCAATAGGTTCGGAAAATTCATTTGTTGTTGCAAGTAAATCATCCAATTCACGAGAATTACAATAACAGTTAATGAGTCTCACTCCAATTCTCTCCTATCTTGTATTCACCATCCAGAGGACAAAACATATCAAAATGTTTTCCAGCTTCTTGGATAGCAGAAACTGCAAGATGTCCAGCCTTAGAAGCTTGACAAGACTTCACTTCAATCTGCCATTCATCATGAATATTTCCTACAAATTTTGCATCCACATTTAATAAGTTAAATTTTTCTTGTAGTAATGTCAAACCCTTCTTCATCACAATGGCTCCTCCTCCTTGAAGAAGAGTATTCAATGCGGCATGTTCGGACCTGACGTATATTTTACGTCCATCAATCCCCTTCAGAAACCCACGTGAGGCTGCCTTATTCACTCTCTCACGTAAGCTTTTCAATGCCGGGAGGTTTGATAAGAACCTATCTTTTAAAGCCTTTCCAGAGGCTTTGTTGCCTCCAACTATTTGACCTATCTTGGCATCACCTGCTCCATAAACGAAGGCATAAATAAAAGTTTTTGCTTGGTCTCTAGTTTCAAGACCTGCCATGTTTTGATTTGCAGTATGAATATCACCGTGTAAGATTTCATTTTTATAATCTTCATCTTTCATGTAGTGAGCTAACATACGTAGCTCTAAGCCGGAGGCATCCACACCAAGCAAATTAAATCCTTCTGGAACTATCCAACAGCTACGACATTCTTTACCATACAAAGAACCCATGTTAGGCACCTGAGCCATGTTAGGTTTACGGTGAGTCATACGACCTGTAATAGTTCCATTTGGAATAACAAGTCCATGAACTCTACCGTCTTCTTCAATTGCTTCAAGCCATGAATCGACCTGAGCAATTCTCTTCTGGTATAAAAGATAATCGGCTATGAGTTTAGCCTGAGGTATATCATCAATCTTAGATAGGATATTCTCGTCCACAATCGGCTGACCTGTTGGAGTAAACTTGTTAGGCTTCCACCCAAAGTCTACTAAGTATTCACCGATTTGTTTACGAGAACCTAGATTGAATGCTTGTAGTTTCTTACGATAAAAAGGACGGTCCATGCAGTCATCAAATTCCTGCGGTGTAAGTCCAACCCTAGATAAAGTACCGTCCTTCTTAAGCTTTGGTACAACTAATTTATCTCTAAGAAGTCTAGGTTTAAAAACCTTGTGAACTTCTTTCTCAGCGGCAAACATTTTTTCTTTAAGAGTAGCAACCAACATTGTTGCAGATTGTTCATCAAATAAGAAACCATGTTCTTCTTGAGACTTGAGAATCTTAGCGACCTCGTGTTCTAGTTCAATACTTTCTGTACTGAATCCGCGACCTGATTTTAATAAAGCTTTATAGACTGCTTCATTAAGTTGTACATCCCGACTACAGTAATCCAACATTTCTGGAGTAAAGCTTTCAAACTCAGGCTGTTCCATCTTAGGCATTCCTAATCTGTAACCCCAGGTTTTTAGACTGTGTCCGTTTTCTTGTACCGGATTAAATAATCGAGATAGTACTAGTGTGTCTATTATCTTGTTGTTGAATTTAACATTGTAAAGTTTTTCTAAAACAGGTATGTCGTAACCAAGAATGTTGTGACCTATTAAGGTATTACTATTTATTAGGAGGGTTATGCCCTTATCGATTTCGTTAGGACCGAATCGATGTATAGTGCCATCAACTTCCTTGGCTACGAGACACCAAACTGTGTCAGGTTTTAGACCATTTGCTTCAATATCAAAGACAACATTAGAGAGTGAGTTCTTGTTCATAATCTTTTCTTGTCATGAGAAATTCATCAATTTCATCTTCTAATTCTTTTTCATGTAATCGACCTGTATCATTATCATACAATAAATTACAAGCAAGTCCAGTATCTCCTGTGTATCTGGATTTTAAAACGCGTAACTTAGTTGTGTTAGCTACCACAGGGTCTTCCGCTTGTTGATTTCTTTCTAAAGCGATAACACAATCAGAGAGTTGAGCGATACCTTGTGAACCTTTTAAGTGGGACAAGGAGACTTCCACACCTTGCTCGTGACCTTTGTCGCCAGAGGCACGTCTTAAGTGTGAGACTAATAACATACCCACTCCGGTCTCTTCGACCAGACTACGTAAACGATTCATCAAGGTATCAATACCTCTACGTTCATCACCTTCAGTAAGAACATTAACTAACATATGTAAGTGGTCAACAATTACCCATTCACACTCACAGCCAATGATGATGTATCGAAGCTTAGCAAAGATATCATCAATGTCAGTTGCTCCTAAGTGAGCATGGATAAATACTCTTCCCTCCTCAATGACTTTGTCAAACAAAGATTCGAGTTGGTCTGGCGAATATTTATCTCTTTTTTCATTAAGATATATTCTATCGTTAGCTTCAATAGACACAATACCATCGGCTGTTCGTTGCCAATTTTCTTCAAGGGCAATGATACCAACGTTGTCTGTAGTGTTTTTAATTATCCAGTGTTCAAGTTCTCTAGTAACACTAGACTTACCAAGACCTGTACCACCTGTAAAGGTGACCAGTTCCCCTTTCCTCAGCCCGTACAACTTATTGTTTAAGCCTTCCCAAGGATAGGGGATACTTGGTTTTACCTCTCGATGTAGCCAGTCTTTCTTTTTACTGGATAGCTCGATAATTCCTGAAGGTGTATATTGTCTTGAATCCCAGAATGCTTGAGTAAATTCACTGAACTTACCCTGTTTAAGCATGTCGTTGGCATCCTTATAGCCATTAGGTAAACCCATGATTTTAACTTTCCCGGGCTTGATAATCCTTGCGACATTCTTAGCCGCCTCCTTCCCTTGTTTATCATTGTCAAAGCAAAGAATAACTTGGTCAAAAGACTCGACAAATTCTATGGATTCTCTGATATCTTTAACAGCACCAGAAGCTCCACGTTTTAGTGAGACGATGGGATACTTACCATTAAACATTTGATAAGCCGCCATAGCATCGCACTCACCTTCAGTAATAGTGAGATACTTTCCGCCTTTATTACGGAAGAGTTGCTCACCAAATAGACCGGTATTATCAAAGGTCCCTCCGAAAGAGAAACGTTTATCTCTGACATAACGAGACTTAGTTCCAACAATTTCATCCCCATTGTAATAAGGATAAATATGTTCTTGGATGTCTCCGTTCTGGTCAGTGATAGCACGTACTCCAAATCTCTTTGCAGTGGTCTTATCAATACCACGGTCTATTAGGTCATAGTAATCACCTTTATATGTTGATAAAA